CGTTATTTTTTGCACCAGAAGTATTAGCTGATAAAGTTTGTTTTCCAATAGCAGTATTTTGATCTCCTGTAACAGAATCATCTAAAGCACTTTCTCCAAGAACTGTGTTACCAGCAACAGAGTTTGCTCCTTTACCAACAGCAACACTATTTATTGAAGCATCAGCACTAGAAGTTAAACCGCCAGTTAATGATCTTAAATCAATCCAGCCATCATTAGCTGTATTTCTCATCTTCAATATATTATTACTTGTATCAGCCCAAAGCATATAACTTGCAGTGGTACTGGGAGCAGAACCAGAACTATTATTAGTTAATATTGCCTGTAATACATTATTAAGGTCTGTTCTCACGCTACTCCCTGAGGCGTTGTCTATAACATAATCATGTGTAGCCATTACTTAACTCAATTTTTTATTTAAGTATATCTTAATTCAATACTAACTACCACGCCCAAATCCCGTTGCAGCATATTTGAAATTTCTATTAACATGACTTGATCCATTCTTTATATCTATATCAAATCCTGTCGAGCTAATAGATGACAAGGTGAAGAAATCACCTGACTGTGCATTTTCTATTGTTATACCGATTGACGGTAAAACAGAATTTGCTGTAATGCTAGTACCTGATTGACCTGTAAAGAAACTATTTGAGAAAGTAACAGATTTTGTAGATGTGCCAGATGCTATAAATCCACCAGTAGATGCTCCTGCATTACTAAGACTTGTTTCGGTTCTACTTTCAAGTTTTGCAGAATAACCTAGTTGATCTATTTCTATACTTTGAGCAGGGTCATCTGAAAACAGTTCACATCTAAATCTAAATCCCCTAGCATTAAATGTTCCATTTGCAAAAATATTAAACTTAGTAAATTCAGCAGAATAAGTACAATTTCCACTCGTGGTAGCACTACTTGAAGCTGTTACTGTGAAAGTACCTGAAGTTGGTACAGTTACAATTTCATAATTACCACTTACAGCAGTTCCAGTTGAAAATGTAATTTCTACATTGCTTCCAACAGAATATCCGTGACTTGATTTAGTGATAGTTATAGTCGTTCCAGATTGTGCGTAGGTTGCAGAAACAGAAGTCGCTGGATCGCTGTCTGTTGTACTAACTAATAATTTTGCATTCACATCTGTTGCTTTTGCTCCATCAAAATCTGTCCATGTATCTACATTTGCAGTTCTATCATCAAATAGATCACTAGGATAAAAACCTTGAGTTACAAAATGTCTTGTAAGCATTAAAGGTTGTTTTCCTCCTAAATCTAATTTATTTGCAAAATCATAAGTACCTGAAGTAGCACTGATTGTTCCTAAATCATCAAAGCTGGATATAGCATCAAAATCAGAAACAGAATCTAATAAAACTGGCCCACCTAAAACTAAACCATTTAAAGAACTGTCAAAGCTACAATCAGTTTTCGTTCCAGCAAAAGGTGTAGGCGAATCCGTATCCTCTCTATCTGTTAAAACAACTAATTTAGGGAATGGATCAGGAGTTGACACAACAACTGAAGCTTCTCCAGAACTTAATCTGCCACCATCATCTCTGAACTTAAGAATATACTCTCCATCAACTGCTGGTACTAATGTTTCAGATACGTTCCCCGGTAGAGCAGGAATAATATCAACAGAATTAGTAAATGTACCCGTTCCATCTGTAAGGTTACTATGTCTGACAACTACGTTTCCACCATGCGTAACGTCTATATCTGTAGCTTTATCAAAACGTAATCGTATAAACTGATCTGATACTGGCTCGACAAGTAAATTAGTAACATCCTGTGGTAATGCAGTTTTACCTACAGCTTCAAAAGTTAAATCAGTTGATGTTGCTGATAATTCCCCAAGAACATTGTATGAAAATACCTGTATTTCATAAGTACCTTTTTGACTATTAAGTATTTCAAAATCAGGTCTTGATACTTTTTCACTTACATAATTCCCATTTTCAAAACGATAATTTACCTGATATTCAATAACACCAACGATAGGCTGCCAACTAATAATTATTTTAGAAACTGCTTGATTATTAATAGGAATTATTTTTTCAACAGCAACTAAACCAACGGGAGGATCTGAAAGTTCACTTAATTTACTTATATTTCTTGCTGGTAAAGCAGATCCATCTTCAATAAAAGCATATTTTTCATTTACATAAGATAAAGCTGAAATTGCATAATTTATTCCGTCTGTTTCTTCAATACTAATTACTCTAAATAATTGTGATTGGATTGTAGAATTTGATATTAAAAAATTTGCATTTACATTTGGAGCTTGGGAAAAAGCAGAACTTACAGTTATAGTGCCGTTTGATACAGATGAGATTGTCTTACTTTGAAAAGTCCCATCAGGTAAAATTACAGCTAAAGTTGCATCTCCAACAGGATTTCCACTCGCATCTACCGCAAAATCAGTAACAGTCGTATCATCTACTGTAACAACAGTTGTTGAGGTAACACTTTTTAATCTTCCACCTCGTCTAACTCCTGCTCTTACTGGATCTTGTATTTCAATTACTGCTCCTGGTCTTACAACAACTCCAGAATCTACAGATGTAGTAAATGTGCAGACCTCAGTTTCATTTGCCTCGCTAAAAAGTATTGCACGACCCAATCTGGCAGCTTGTCCTCTTGAAGTACACGCAAATGCTTTTACTTGCTTAACAACTGTACCAATCTTACTTATTAAAGTGGTATCTTCTACAACTTCAACATCTATCTCCTGACTATCCATATTAAAATATGAAACCGCTACAACACTATGTCTTTGCTTTAAACTGCTTCCTGTATAATTAAATCCACCCTCACCTACGTTAGATAAATTAAAAAGATAACTTGCATCTGTTGGCTTATCTTGTGTCATGTTGACAGTGCCAGCAGACCATATAGGCATACAACGCATTACACCTGATAATTCATTAATTACATCAAATACCTCACCAGAACTTTGAATATTCACATTGCAACTGAACCTTGCTTCTTGTCCACCAAAACCATCATCAACTAAAGTATTTGCAAATTTACTCGCATTGACAAAAGAAAACAAGTCTAAAGTACTGTCAGTAATATGATCTCCTAACCCATAACGAGTATTAGTAAGTAAATCTAATAAACACATTGCTGGACAGTTAGTGTAAGTCGCAGCACCCATTACTCCATTAAAAATATATCCATCTGGGTACACAATACGACCAGTAGCAGAATCGACACTTGGAGTACCTGACCCATTAGCACCTGTACCGGGGATTCTTACTTTTATGCCTCTTATTCTAAATTTTCTTGCTGGTATGCCACTAAATAACTGCGAATCTAATCTTATTGAGTTATATGCACTATTATCATAAGTAAATGCTTCATCAATAATTTCTGTGAAACTAGTGAATTGAAAAGCGTCTATAAGAGATGAATCTGTACTATCTGCTGTGACTCTTATCACTCTAATATCTACAGGAAAAGCACCTGTTATATTTACCCGATAATCCTTTTGGTATTGATCTGCTGTACGACCTGTAATAGTGTCAGATATAACATCGGTAAAACCACCAGAATTATATTGAACTGCAATTTTTAATTGAACAGAAGAACCTAATAAATCACCTTCATCTGTTGCTTTTTGTATTTGTGGGAATGTTATTGAAACTTTAATTGCATCAACACTTGTATTTGTAATCTGTCTTGTTACAGGAGCAGTTGTTGTAACCTCCGAGCCTACAGGTATTGTTGATTGACTAGTTTCTATTCCAGATATTTTTGTTTGACTACTCGTACCAAAACGAGAATTAAATGTAACATTTTGAAAGTTAAAATCAGTAGTTGCTGGACTAGATGAATTTGCTGTTGCTTTTAAAACAGGAGTATCATTTAAAAAAACATCTTTTAAAGAAGCATTTGTGTAGGCAGTAGTACCTTTTGTTAAACCTTCTTTTGAAGCTGTTGCAAAACCTTCTATTTCTCCCTCTGAGATAAGATCAAGAAAAGTAGCAAACTGCTTACTATGTAAAGTATCTGGAGTTCTGGTGGGTTGTCTTGGAGGAGGAGGAGAACGTCTACCACCACCAGCACCGCCAATAGGTTTATTATTTTTTGTCATGCTTGCACCTGTTCAGTATCTATTCCTCCACTTATTACAACACTTCCTGTAAAAATTTCACCATAAACTATTGGAACAGGAGTTCCTGCTCTACTTGTTTGTTGAGTTCCAGAGAAGCTAAACGATAATTGTGGATCTTGTTCTGAGTTAAATTCTTTCGGTTTAGGTAAAGGAAATAACATTTCACTTACGCCAGATAATACTAAAGAAACTCCAACAAATCCAACAGCTTGAGAAACTAATAAAGGAGTGCCACCAAAAGCTCCGATTGCTGCTGTTCCAAATGGATTAACAAGAGCTATACCAATTAATGCAGCACCAGTCAACATTCTTCTCGCACCTCTTCCAGCACCAGTTATAACAGGAATAAAATGTATATCTTCTTGTCCTATTGGATAATGAATCTCCTCTTCTGATATTTCATAATTACCAACTTTTACCTGATAGTATTTTGGGTTCATAAATTTATCTATACCTTCAAAATTATTAATTAAAAAACTTACTGCTTTTGCAAGACTATCGACTTGCACTTCAAATTCTTTATGACCTACAAATTCTGCAAGCTCTCCATATAGTTTTATTTTACGCAGCATAACGATACCTCCCTCCTGTACATTTTAATAACCATTCAGAATAAGACTCTCTACAACTAAGTCTATCTGTTAAATGATGTAATACCTCACCATCTAAAAATAAAGCAACGTGATTTAAACCATTTGCAAATATAGACATAAATAATAAATCTCCATTTTCTAGTTTTTCTTCTGGCCTCAACTGTCTAAAACCTGTACGCCATGCACATCTTTCAAACATAGGATCTTCAATAAACTCTTCTGGAGTTACAGGTCTTTCCCAATCTCTTAATTCAATACCTTTTTCTTCTTTATACCAATCTCTTACTAATGACCAGCAATCAGTAATTCCCCAAACCCAAGGTCGACCTAATAAAGGTGGTTTATAACCACATGGTTCACAATATCCCCATTGCTCTGTTTTTGGATTAACAATGTGCCAAGGAAGATTACTTTGTTCGCAACTGATTTGATCTGCTTGACTAGCTACAGGAGGCGTTACAGGATGACTATGAATAATAGCTGTAATATCCCCCGTATTATCTGCTTTTACATAATCTTCTGGATCGAGAATAAAACATTGGTGATCTGTCATGGAAAGATTACGACAAGGATAGTATCTTTCTTTTCCTCGAATATTTAATAACAATCCGCAAGACTCTTTAGGATCTTGGTTTTTTGCATGAGCAAGTGCAGCTTCTTTCCAATTCATCCGCTTACTGTACCGATAGAAGGGAACTCAGCACGAGTACATTGACGTTTTGGTACTCTTATTCCAGCAAGATCAAGAACTGAAGCAAGTTCAAAAACAACTACTTCTCTATTTTCATTAGCTTTTCTATCAATAGAATAGATTTCCTGTGGGAACTCTGCTGTGGGATCTGGCGTTCCATAAGGATTTACATCACTGGGGAAATTCACAGCATCTAGAAATTTAGCAAGAGTTCTAATACGAGTAACAGTTGCACCCGTAAGATCATTTCCAGTTGTTGTCTCATTAACACTTAACAAAATAGCAGTTATAGTCCCTAACGCATTACTTATTGTTAATGTAGGTCTTGGAAGCTGCCCTTTTTGAAAAGCAAAACCTTCTGCCTTTATAGGAAATCTTTGGTAAGTATTACCAGCCCAGACTATTTCACCATTATCTTTAAGACTACTACCTGCATGAAACCTGTAAATAGTGGTAGCACCATGCAAACTATTATCAAGTTGTAAGGTAAAAAGTTCAATTATTGCTGACGGGTTTGTATTCTGAAGATTGCTAACAATAGCAGAACTGCTCATGGTTCAAACACCTCTCTGAATGTTGCTTGAATTGTTGCTCTATTGTTATATGGTATAGATTTTGACCAACCTTCGCAAACGAATTGACTTGCACCAGATAAAGTAATCGAAACATTACCACTATTAGTAGCACTGGCAGCAGCAGTAACAGTAAAGACATCTGAATCAGTTACCGAAGCGACAAGAAAAGTACCATCAGTTGCCGATCCAGAAGTGTAGTCAATAGTAAGTTCATCTCCTACAGCTACACCATGACTTGTGATTGTAATTGTTACTGTAGTTCCTGATTGAGAGTAAGTTCCTGTTTTTGTAAAACCTTCTCCTGGTGGGGTAAAAGTAAAGCTGGCACTATCATTTGCTCTACTATCAAGGAAACCTTCTATAGTGTCTGCATCTGTTTCTGATACATTAAAGGTAAAATTAAATATCTTAGGATTTTGATGAGCAGCGAGTCCAAATAATATTCTATGTTCGTAACCATCAGCAAAGCGAACCGTTCTAGTTAATGGTGCGGATCTTTTCTGCTGTCCGTATGTTGGTGTGATTGATGGAAAAGTAGCCATTATGCAAGTAAACCTCCAGGTCGCTTCTGTTTAATTAATTCTGATTCTATCGCTACTGACAATGCAATACCTAACTGCCTTCCTTCTTCTTCATCTCCTTCTACATTAGAACCAGAAGCATCTACGTTTACTACAACATTCATCCCACCCATAGCATGATTTGGAATTATAGTACCTGCACTATTAGGAACAAAAAGTTCTGGACCTCTTTCTCCTACAATTGAAGGTCTACCGACAGGAGGTCTACCACCATTTGCAAATTTTTCTAAACTCTGACCTCTTGGTAAACCAAAAGAAGGATCATCAAAATCTCTACCAAATAAATCTGTCCCACCTGTATTAGCACCTCTTGAAGGAGCAAAACCTCCTGAGAAAAACCTTAATCCAATACCTAATATGCTCATGTGAATTTGCTTTGCAATCATTTGTGCTGCCATATCTAAGAAATGATCTGCTGTACGCATAAATAAATTTCTTAATGCTTCTTGTGCTGTCATTGAACCACGAACAATACCTTTAAATGATTCGGCAAAAGAATCTCCTACTGTTCTTGATAAAGATATTAATTGTTTTAATGGATCCATTAATTCTCTTAACTCTTCTTTAGGTTCTGATATCTGTCTAACTATCTCTCTAGCTTCTAATCTTCTTTTTTC